CCTGATACTGCTGATAGGGATTCTGGTTAATGTCAGTAAGAGCTTCACCACGCGCAAGCATGTTCTGCGCGTAGGGCATCAGTTCTTTAGGGATACTCTGTTGAGTAACCGTGGACTCGCTATATTGCTTTCCACCACCGCCACCACTGCTCATTATGGTTCTCCTTCAAAAAACTTTTCGTATACGATAGTGTCGGCGCTGTAGCCATGCTTGAGCATGGTGCGCTTCCAGCCCAGACGACCCACGAACTCGACGCCCCTACAGCCAAAAGCTTTGGCGAGGTCTTCGACGAACTTGTGGGTCTGCTCTTCAATATGCTGCATCACCCCGGGCTCTCCGGCGGTGTACTGCATCACCAGCATCTTGTACTGCGGGTACTGCTTGATTTCGCAGATGAGATACCCGTGCATCTTCTGCGTATCGTTTTCATACACGCCAATCAGGAGCATTTGCCCTGAGTACAAGTACGCAACAATGTCATCAACATGCGACCTACCGACGCTCCACTCTTCGGACTTCGGTAGGTACGGTAGAATCTGCGCTACTACTTCCGTCAGGATACCCCGAGGAATGTAACTCAGGTGGTAGTTCACGCAAGCCCCTCGAAGTGCCGGTCAGCTTTTGTATTAGCAGCGACGTTCTTCAGCGAGCGGCCCCGGTCTTTCTGAATCCTATCCATGATGGCGTAGAGCTTACGCGCCCCAGCTTCAGTAGAACCGTTGCCAATCTCAGACACAATACGTGCTGGGAAGACAAATTCTCCATCAGCCAACCGCGCTTCTTGCGGCTCGCTACCGTCTGAGTTGTGAATCACGGCAGGGATGTCATCAGACACTCCATCCCCCGGGCCTTTTAAAAGTCGCCCTCCGTCGGAGTACGCGCCCAGCCCTGCAATACCCCCACCGCCAGCATAGCTAAAACGCTTGGTAGCAGCGTCGTACTTCACACTGCCCGAATCCATACCCGGACGGAAGAACGAACCCATGCCGTTGAACCCGCCAAAATTGAACGGGCCAAAACGCAAAGCGTTGGCAACATCCGATGCTTTGTCGGGGGTGCTAGCAGGAGCTTTAGCCGCCGGGGCGGCAGGAGCCTGAACCGGGGGCGGCATAGCCGTCAACTTAGTATTGAGGTTACTCAAGTAACTCTGAAGGGCAGGGTTACGCGCCGGAGGGCCAGCGGGAACTTCGCCTCCGTCAGCTAATGTATATTCTTCAAAAGGACTAAAGCTCTGCGTACCAAAATATGGCTTGGAACTGTCCGTTGTGTTGACATCGCCCAAATTGTATTGAGTGCGCTTGTACTTCATCGGCTCGTCTTCAGGCCCAGCGTACATCTCAGGCTGCATAGCTTGAGCGCCGCCCGCGAGAGCCGCACCAGCAGGCATCATGCCGATATTGCCAGCAAGGCTTTCAAGCCCGGAAACGCTGGAGAAGGAGTTAGCAAGCCCCGTGCCCATCGCCCCAAGGGACTGTTCAACCACAGGAGCCGCTGTTTCAACAAGCCCAGCACCAAGAGGCCCAGCGCCTAGACCTTGTATAGCACCAGACCCAGCGGCACCAGCACCAGCACCAGCACCAGCACCAGCACCGCCAGCAGCGGCAACGCCGCCAGCCTGACCCAACGCACTGCCAATACCTGCACCGCCGAAGCCGCTTAGCGCACCGCCGAGCAAGCTGCCAGCAGACCAGTCACCGGACGTAGCGCCCTTGGTCAACGCGCCAGTACCCGCACCAGCAAGGGCGGACAAGACCGGAGCCGCTGCACCACCCGTAGCAATGGTAGCGATACCACCAGCAATCATGGGCAGAATAGCACTAAGGAAGCCAGCCTCAGGGAGGCCGGTATGCGGATTGGTGGTCAACGAACCGCCATGGGCCATAGCAATGGTTTGAAGTCCCGCTACTTCCCGTGGAGTCATGTGAACGAGCATTTTGTCTTCCCCTCGACCGAGAGAGGCAAGACCTTTGGCAATGTGCTTCATAGCGACCCTTTAGGGTTGATTTGGTTGAATATTACACTCAGACCGGGATGTTAGATACCCACACAACGGTGAGAATTACAGAGGGTACAGCAGGGACAGACCCTGACGCAGCAATGACGGGTAGCGTAACGGCGGTGTCGGAGGACGACCACGCCAGCTCAAAATAGTCACCAGCCGCCATAATAATTACAAAATTCCACGCAGGAATTACTTCGGAATTTGGCCCGTCAATTACTACTTTGCTAGCTGAGTAAGGGATATTTAATCCATTAACCATTAGCCATATATAAACGGCGCTAGCCCCACCACCGGTTTTGTCCAACTGTGCTGAGAACTGTATATTGTATACGCCACTGTCAGTTACATAAACTCGTGACCCCGGTGCGCTAACGGTTATCCCATTATTTATAACAGTAGTATTTACCGTCATTTTATTAACGGCGCTAGCTACGGGATTTGTTTGCGTAACGGTGCTGTAAAACGACCCGTTAATCTTAGGGGCATTTGCTGAGTTAGATACAGAATTAAAATACAACCGCATCACATTGGTAAATTGGTCAATGTGCTGCTGCGAATATACCGCAGGGGCATTTGGTAAGTTAGGGGCGGTAATATTGCGGATGTTTGCCATTAACGGCGACCATCCTGACGTACGTCAATACGCATGGCACCAACCTGCCAAGCAGTGCCCACTTCGGTAGAGTCCACACGGAACGCCGCCTGTCGCCCACGGGTACGGATATACACCTGTCCAGTATATTCTTCGGGGGTGATAGTAGCCGCCGAAGTTCGTGTGACGTTAGTAGGGTCAGTAAATGCCGTGGTGTAAGCCGCGCCTGAGTTGATGCGCGATTTTACTGACAATGTAACTTCAGGGTTTACACCAGTAGACCCACGGAAAGTGAGGTCAGGCAAGATGCGCCACAGGAAACCGAAGTTGTTCCCATCGCCAATATCAAAGTCAGATGACTCTATGTAAGACTCAATTGCCAACGGGTATGAGTTACCCAAGCTACGGTCATCGCAACCGTTTTCATGGTACATGATTTGGTTAGGTACAAGGAACGTAACCGGGGCGTACTGCAAATGGCTAGCGGCTGTGGTTGGTACTACAGGAGTGGCTAGTACATTATTTGCCCCACGGGTACACCCTGTAAGGATATTACCGTTGACGCCAGTATATGTAATGTATTCAGAATCAATGAGTACGGTACCGGCAACAGGGTAAGTACTACCATTCATCAAAGTGATTTGAGTAGCACTACTACTAATAGAACTAGCAAGGTAAGAAGTCTGAATGCCAAACGCCCCCATGGGGCTGGGCTGCAACGGCGAGTCCAACCATGCGGAACGGTTCATGGTGCCGTAATACCACGTTTGGTCAAGATAGTTATATATGACGTAGCTATCGTTAACGATGCTAGCAGTGGATGGGTAGAACCACCAAATCTCACTGTAACCTTCGTTAGAACCGCACACCACTTGATGGGCTTGTTCCTTATTCAGGTTGTCGTATATGTACTTCCAAATGGTGCAAGAAAGCGTTTCAAGCCTACCGTTGTACTGGTAGAACTTGTCCACACCCATCCAATAGGTCACCGTGTTTACTGCGATAGCAGCATTGGGCGAAATGATGGAAGTGTTATCACCAATAAGGGTGAAGCCCCACACGTACGGGGGGCCGAGGTACTGCATTGAGTACACAGCAACGTCAGACCACAACAGAATTTCTTGGCGGCTGTTCTGAGCGCATATGAGAACAGACCCGTTGGACAAGTGCTGTTCGCCCGTTTGGTTAGCCGCAGAAGGTACCCATTGGTAGGGGTTATCTTGGTCAGACCAGCGCACCAGCATTGGGTCGTACGCGGGATTATAGTTGGTTGGGTCATACGGCTTTGACCCTAACGCAATACTAAAGTGCGAAGTGTCGGAAGCAACAATGTACTCAGTACGGTCAGGCGCGTTTCGCCCACCGTAGCTAAAAGTGTAAGTACCAGAAGCTACAGCGGTTGTTGTTGCAGCGCTTTCCGACGCATCAACAATTTCAACCGAAGTGCTGAAGTCCCAATCAATAGCTACATAAGTGTCCGTTGGGATACCTGTACCTACTACTTTGGCCCCACGCACAATGCCGTCAGTGTTTGCTACAGTAAGAACAGTAACACCCGACGCAAAGCTAATGTCGCTTAGAGAAGTAGATAACGTAACCGCTGCCGGGGCGCTATTGTCGATGTAGTATTGAAGCGTTACAGCACGGGGGAAAGTTGAAGTGTTCTTTTCCCAATAGTAGATGTTGCCGTAGCTGTACGCCATGAGCAGGTCTTCACCGTAGAGGTCTTGCGACCATTGGCGTGGGGGGATACCAGCGGCGGTAGCAGAACCCCAGCCACCAGAACTCCAACCGGGAACGCCCCAGCCTACACCTGTACTATAAATAGTATTACCAGCATTGATTTGATACGCAGCGGTAATAGCAGCGCCGCCAGCCGCACTAAACGAACCGCTCAACACAGATGGAGAAGCAATTAAATAAGTATTTGCGTTGGTGACGGAGAGTACTTCAAACTCTGCGTTCATCGTCACGCCGCCAAGAGTGCTGGACACTCCTGAGTACGTAACAAATGAACCAGCGGTCACACCGTGGCTCGTATGGTTGACGGTTATATAAAGGTCGCCATTGGTACCATCAAAAATACCGCTAAGACCCGTAGCCGTAGTACGCAGGGGCGTGATGTCGCGGAACGTAGCGCCTGTTTCAATGTAGTACTTTTGGTTAGTACCAAGGCCAAGCAAGTCTTCGCTGGACAAGCTATTCCAGTTCATTATGGTTCCAGCTACACCCTTGTAGCCTTCTACCCACTTAAGCCAGCCGCCAAGCTTCTCAGCGTAGCCCGAACGAAACCGCACCTTGTCGCAATTAAAATACCCACCCTCGTTAGAGTAGGTAGTACCTTCTTTGTTGATTCCGGGCCTAAGTGCTAGTTTCGTAAGAGGCATTAGACGCGCCTTTCAAAGTGTGGAACGTCCTTAAACGAATTCCAATTGCCACCCCAAGAATTCTTCTTGTTCAGGCTTTCCCAGTACGCACCGACAGGCGCAAGCACCTTGATGTCGTAGACGAGTTTGCCTTCTTTAAAGAAGTTCAAGTCGACAGCACATCGCTTGAGGTGGTAGCTGTTCATGGTCTTAGAACGCCCGGTCTTCAGGTATATCTCCTGCTGTTCCGGCGTACGGAACAGTTCACCGCCCGTGACCACGAAGCCCTGCTTGGTAGCAAACACCACCAATTTGCAGACATCCATAAGGAACTGCGCTTGTTCAACAACGAGGCTCATTTCAGCACCTTGTCGAGTTGGGCAGACTTATCCTTGGAGCCAATTGAGCTACCGAAGTAGTACGAAATGACCTGCGTGCTGATGGCAGTCAAAGCACCCAGTACGTAGACGAGGATGTCCTTGCGGCTGGGTTCCACGGGAGAGCGGTCGAACATGAGGATGCCAAACAGCACGAACGTAATCGCCGTGACCCCAAGCGCGAGCACGGGGGTGACAATCTTGTTGATGAGCGGTGCCTTCTCAGAGGTAGCAATCTCCGTCTCACGTTTACGGGCGCTGTCGGTGTCCTTGAGACGCAGGTCAAGCTCCTGAAGGTCAAGCTTGTTGTCCTCCAGCTTCAGCTTGAGTAGTTCTTCTTCATGCTGCATGGTGGCAATCTGGAGCTTAGCGTAGTCTTCGCTGGTCATGTCGGGCTTAAGCTCAACACCCAGCTTGTTCTCCACCCAGTCTTTACCCTTCGCCATCACGGCGTTGGCGACGAGGTTAAGCCCCTTGCCCAATAGTGCCGTGACGAGAGGTATCATCGCATCGTTTCCTTGTCAGCCTTGTTGTCTAACTTGGCAAATATCTTGTCGCAGATTTCCTTGATTTCTCTCAAGGCATCTTTGTGGTCATCACGGGAGACATAGGTCTTTGCAACCTCGGTCTTGTGGCTGTTGAGTTCCTTCTCCAGCTCTTTATGGTTGTCCCATAAGGTACGCATAAACCACCCTCCGATACCAAGTCCTATGGTGAGGAGAATCTGAGCAACGCTCATTCCTTCCATCACTTTCCCCTATATTTTAATTTTTGTTCGGGTGGTCGCGTTCTTCTTTGCGCGGGTTGACCGGGATACCCGTAGCATCGTTATGGTTTGGCTTAGGCTGCTTGCGCTTGCGGTAGAAGTAAAAAAGCACCGCGCCAACGATGACACCAACAAGAATAAGTTCCATGGTTGCTCCTTAAGTAAACCTGAACCGGACACGACCTGCAAAGCCATTAGCGCCTACAGTGATAGCCCCTGCAACTGGCCCAGCACCACCAGCACCCGCAGAAGCACTGAGGTCGCCTACTAGTGCGGCACCGCCAGCGCCAGTACCGGGTGATGAATTTTCAGCGCTATTAGCACCTGCGTTACCTGCGGTATTAGTATCACCACCAGACCCAGCAGTACCACCGCCACCACCAGCACCGCTAGTACCGCCGCCACCAGCGCCACCAAAGCCACCAATACCACTATTGGTTAGAAGGGAGGTTAGGGTGTACGTACCGCTAGTGACGTTCGAGCTAGCAATACTTGTGGTAGGAGTGCCCTGCCCAGTAGCGGAGCCGGTGCCCCCGCCGCTAACCGAGTAGTTAATGGTCTGCCCGCTGTTAGACGTTACAGTAAGCGTCTTTTTGGCGTAGCCACCGCTACCACCACCGCCACCACCGCCCGCAACAGTACCCGCACCGCTCTGTGCGCCGTGACCCCACACTTCAATAATTAGTGTAGTAACACCTGACGGAATAATTACGCTACCAGAACCAGCAGTAGTAAAGTCATCCGTACGAGGGCCGCCAGCCGTACTCCAATTCGCACGGGCCGCGAAAGTCATTACGAGAACGCCTTAGAAATGGTGGCGTACCAGAAGCCAGTACCTGAACGATACGTAGCCACAACAAGGTCAACTGAGTTAGCAGCGGTAGACAGTACACCAGCCGTACCACCGGGCCACTTGAACGAAGTGGGCCAAGTCATCGTGCGGCTACCCGTTGCGTCTTGGGTAATGAACCAGTTGATGGTCTGCCCGTCAGAGGGGTTACTAACGGTCGGTGCAACAGTGACGTTAGCCGTGAACGTAGTAGCAAAGACGTTACTCAACGCACAGTTGACGGTCATGGTAGTGGCGTTAAAAGCCACAGCAACCGAAGTAGTAGCCGCACCGCCCGCTGCAACAAGTGCAGGTAAAGTCGTGGTAGTTGGCGCAGCGATGGTAAAACCACCGCCCGAAGCGAACGTCGCTACAACTACGTTGTTAGCGAGAATACGGAGGGGGATAGTGGTAGCAGTGCCAAAGTTGTAATTGGTAGAACCGTCAGAGTAGAGATTGACGGTGTGCGAACCCGTAGTAAAGGCAACGCCGTTACTACCAGCAAGCAGGTTGAAAACGTGGTTGCCTGACGAAGGTGCAGCGAAAGTCCATGCGCCAGCCGAACCAACATTGCCACGAGTTGTAGTGTTGCTGGAAAAAGCCAGCGTATTGGTAGTGGAAAGGTAGACGCCGTTTGCTGGTACAGTCGCACCATTTACGGTCAGGTTATTAGCAGTAAGGGTAGTGAACGTACCCGCAGCGGCGGCGGTACCGCCAATGGCGGGAGGAGAAGCAAGGTAAGTGCTGAAGCCTGTTCCGCTAACCGTGCTGGAAGCTGACAGCGTAGTAAACGCACCGCTGGATGCGGTGGTATTGCCAATAGGGGTCGCATTGATAGAACCCGTACCGAAGGTCGTGAAGTACGTCGCAGCTTCAACAATGTCCGTACCGTTGGAGACGAGCATCATGCGCTTGCCGTTAGGCACGGAAACGCCAGTCAGCCCAGTTACTTTGACCGTAACTGATTGAGAACCAGTAGTATTGTTATAAATGAAGTACAGCTTACGGTTAGCTGGAACAATCAGGTTACGTGAAGCCGTCAACGCACCCGTCATTTCAATGGTCATGTTACGAGCAACGCCCGTAGCACCATTGGGGATGGTAATGACAGTGTCTGCGCCGTCAGTAATAGCCTGCGTCGTGTAACCACTGACCGCCTGCTCAAGCAGGGTACCAAGGTTAGTATTGGTTACGTCACCCCACGTACCGGGGTTTTCGCCCGTGGTCTGAAGGGTGAGAGCAAGGTTGGTCGAATAAGTAGCCATTATGAGTCCTTACGCCGCTACGGGCGTCCAAATGTCCGACTCGGAGGTAGTGTCGATGATACCCCAGAACTGGGTATTCGTAGTGTATACATTCGCTTGTACCCCCGATACTAATACAAGCGCTTGACGATAGACAATTACATTTCCTAACTGCGTAGTGCCCACCACGCTTGTGACGGGGACAGCTACGCTTGGCACGATGACGTTGACGCTACCTAGCTCCGTGGTTCCCGTCACGCTGGTAACCGGGATGTACGCACTGCCACCAGCGGAGACTACAACTGCACCAATAGCTCCGTTTGCGGCAACCCCAGATGGGCTAGCAGTTGCTTTAGCAATAACTATTACGTCGTTTACGTTTACAAGCGCCTGCACGCCGGTTGGGTTGGTTACTGCCCGAGCCACAACAGAAACGGCTCCAGTGGCGGTAGTAGCAGAAACGCCCGTGACCGAGGTACTGCCCGGTACACTGACAACAACATTATTAACGAGCGCGGACGCTGCCACGCCCGTGGGAGAAACCACAGCAGTGCCAGTTTGAGTAGTAGTGCCAGTAGATGTCGTAGCAGCAACACCGAATACTGGGGCGTTTGCAGCCGCCCTAGCGTTTATATTGCCCGTTACCGCAACGCCAGCCACGCCTGCCGAGCCGCCCCACGGGTCTTCGCCCCACCCAATAGTAGAACCCCACCCATAGCCAACAGGGGTCACGATGACGTTGCTGGTAGTCGACACGGTGCCTACGGAGGCAGTTGCTGCTACACCAGTAATAGCAAATGGTGCATTGCCAATTACGTTTACCGTACCCGTACTTGCCGTAGCGGGTACGCCGTTGACGCCAACAGAGACGTTACCTGCTGTAGCAATGGCAACAGCGCCTACGGAAGCGGTAGCTGAAACTCCTGTAACCGCAAAGGAAATGCCGTTGGCGGTGGTTACTGTGCCAATTGCGCCTGTACTACTAACACCTGTAACTTGTATATACAACGGTATACTGACTGTGCCGAGGGCCGTCGTCCCGACAATTCCAGTTGGCTGAGCATTTGCATTAGCAACGACACTACTATTGCCCAGAGCGCCGGTCGCGGTTACGTTCGCAGATGCACCCCATCCATACTCGCCCCAGCCGTAGACCGGGGTGTTCCACCCGGAGAACGTGACTATGCAACTGCCGGGGCTAAGAACCGTGCCGACCGCCGTAGTGCCGACAACGCCCGTCACCGAAGCAAGGGTGTAGTTGATGACCGTAATGGAGCCGCTACTAACGGTAGCCGATACCCCAGTAAGGGTTACATTAGCTCTACCCCTAACAGTAGAAGTGCCAATTTCGCCAGTAGTCAAAACCCCAGTTGGTAGGGCGGTAGCTTTGGCTACAACCACAACGGTGCCAAGACTTACGGCCCCACTTACGCCAGTAACAACAGAAATTATGCCGTTTGCAACGGTGGCTGCGCCAATACTTCCGGTTGAGTAAACGCTAGATGAAGAGTTCCAACCGTACTCGCCCCAGCCATAGACGTTAGGGTTCCAACCACTGAAACGAAGAATGACAGGAATCTTAGTAACTACGGTGCCTACCGCAGTAGTGCCTTGTACACCCGTGGGGGCAACGATGGCCTTGGCAACTACGGTCTCATCGCCAAGCGCAGTAGTACCTTGTACGCCTGTAGAAGCGGTAATAGCCTTGGCTACAACCGACACGGTACCGAGTGCGGTGGTTCCTACGTTGGTAGTAACCGCTATAGTTGTACCAGTAGACGTATTGATGGATACGTTGTTTACCGAGCTGGTGCCTTGTACCCCAGTAGGAGAGATAACAGCTTTAGCAACAACAACTACCGTACCAAGGCCAGTAGTACCTTGTATTCCCGACGCAGCGTATAGCGAGTTGGCTTTAGGGGTGACGGTACCTAGCGCGGTAGCGCCTACTACGCCGCTTACACCAACACCTGTCAGTGCTACAACAGTACCAACTGCACCTGTAGCAATAGGGTTGTTGACGTAGTTAGAGCCGTAGCCCTGCTGCCCCCAGCCTATGGAGGATGAACCCCAACCTTCAAAGGCGGTTACAGTAGCCACTATACCGCCAGTGGCCCACCGCCAATAAGTGTCCAGTTAGGCGTTTGCGTGTCGTTTATATCGCCCCACGCAGCGGTAATGGACGAATCTACGTTAGCCCATTCCAGCACGCCACCAGAGGCTACGTCTCCCCAACCGGGGTCTTGGTTACTACCAATAACACACCAGATGGTGACAGTGTTGACGTAGCCTGTAGCCTGAACACCCGTGACTGGCACAAGCACGGCAATGCCTTACGCAATGCGGATGATGGCATTGGTAGAGTCGGGCGTCGGGAACTGAATGGTGAAGTCACCAGCCGTCGAGGTCTTGTCACCACCGAACGCCAGCACCGCAACAGCCTTACCACTCTGCGTAGAGTTGTAAATCAACGCGCCGTTAGCCGTAATGGTAGCGGTCGACCAAGTCGTGTCAGTAAAGTCGAGGTATGCGACTGTCGTACCCCCGGTGGCTAGTGTCGTACCAGTAAGCGTATTACCCGCAGCCGTATAGCCCGTACCAACCACTTCGTTAGAGGTGGAATACACAGTGGTAGTGTTGCCCAACGTAGCCGCCGACGTATAGAGAGCAATCTTGAAAGTGTCACTCGTAGGAGCCGTCAAGCTGCCGCGAGAAACTAGCGTGGGAGCGGTAAACTGATGCAACCCCTGCAAAATTTCAGACTTAAACGAAGTACACATTGCTTGTACGATAGCCATTAGAATCTCCTGATGATTTCAGCCATGTCTTCATGCCCACGCATGGACAGTTCGGCACAAATAGTGGTGCGCTCGCAACGCTGCGCCAGCGCGAAATAACGGTTCAGTACATGCCGCAGGTTCTCTTTGAAAGCCTGCGCCTGTTGAGCAATTAGCGGGTGAGCGTTCTCACCAATATGAACAATATGGTCGATGGCGAGGTCAGTAATTTCTTCTGGACTGTGGCCTCGATTTTCAGTAGCCATAATCTTTACGCCGCCAACAGTCGCAGTCATTAAGTCAATCATTGAATGGGTATCCTAACTTGACCACTACGATACGCATCCTGACGCTCAAGTCCATCGCCAAGACGCTTGGCAAGACCGACGGCTTCCTTATACTTGTTCTCGTACAAGGTCATCATGTCTTGTTCACCCTTCATATAAGTATACGCTTCGACCAGCGACCCATACAACAGGACACTGTCAAAGTTGTCCCCCAACCACGAAGTCCCAGCAGTGACGATGGACTCGGGGTAGTAGAAGTAATGAAGTTCAAACGAGTAGACAACATCTGGCGTAGGCCCAAGGATGAAGGTCAATTCGTCGGCATTGTTTGAGCGAGGGCCGAACAATGCGTAGTACTGAGGGGTACCTGTATCGGATGGGCTAGGGTAGGACTCGCGAACGAAGTTTACGTCCTTGTTGAGCAGGAACGTGTACACCCCACTCTCGTCAATGACAGCCATGGAGAACACTGCCAAAAAGTCCAGCGGGCAAGCAAGGTATTTGTTTGCTGCTGTACAGTTGCCTGTAACATTTCTACGCAGCGAGGGGAACTGAATCTGGTTGTAGATTCGTTGTTCCGCCTGCTGTACAAACGTAGGAATATTATCGACGAACGAAGTTTCTACGTTCTCGCAGTAGTCCTGAATCGCTTGTGACAACGCTGCGTAGTTCATTAGCCGGGTTCGTTATCCGAGTTAAGGAACTTCTTACCCTTAGTGGCAGCGCCCGTACCACGAATGGTACCGTACGTCTTCATCTTGGTGTCCGAAGGCCAGCGACCCTTTACCATGACATTGTTCTTGCCAATGTCCGTCTGAGGATAGCCGTTACCCGCTGCGACCTTGACCGACTGCGGCTGCTTGTAAGCCTTCTGTTCGGTAGGCATGTTATCCACCCCGCTGATTTTTGACACGGGACATATTACGCCCCATTATCTTCCTGTCCATCGAAGTCGGGCCGCCAGCCTTCATGCCGTGCATCCGCTTCTCATGGCCCTTGACTTCGCCCTTGGCGACAGCCTTCATCGTCTTCTGGTTCATCTTCATGTGAGTCTCCTTAGACCACGATAGTTACAGTACCGATTTGACCTTGGGCTACCAAGTAATTTGGGGTAAGCGCAGCGTCAAAAGCCCTCGACCCGCCTACGGGGTTCCACCCCCACTGAATCATTCGACTGCCACCAGCGCCATCGTTACCCGGCGCATAATAGCTTGTATCAGGACGAGGATTACGTACAGCTTGCGGGTCATTGACCGGATACATGCCAAGCGACAACTGAGGCTGGTCAGGTTCCCAACACTCCGGACAAACCAGAATATTGACCTGCTTAGTCTTAATGACCAAGCCCTTCAGTTGCTTTAGCTTGTACCGAAAACCACACCTATCGCATTCAGCGATTGCATTTTTGCCGGACGAAAACCTACTAGCCATGACTCAAAACATCTGTCGAGGGACAAATCGAACAGGGGACTTGTCACGGTCTTCTTCCGCTGCCAACTGCCAAGCCTCGTCGTAGACCTGCTTCAACATGTCGATACGGACTTCAGCTCCGGGTATCTTCATGGAGAGATAGTATGCCAAACCTGCCGCCATGCAGGGGAGAAACCGGTACGGGATGTCCTGCCCATTAATACCATTACCAGCATCCGTCATACGGCGCAAACGCCAGTATACAAAAGTATAGGTAGTAGAGTTGTCAGGCTTGGGCCAGATGACAAATTGCGGGTACTGCACAACATTAGCTGCGTCAGTAGCCCCGGATTGCCTGTTAACCCACACTTGGATAGGACGACCCGTAGCGTTTTTATTTGGGATAGCCGCGTAAACGCTACCTGAGATACGGGTGATGGTAATGTCAGTTTGGTTGGTACCAGTTCCTGTGCGGATAACATGGTCGAGCAAATCGACTGTGTTCGCAGGTAGGTCGTAGGTGTCGTCGTTGTAGGTCAGGATTTGCTCACC